CCGAGATATCCCAATTGGTAGTTAGACTCCCATTGCGTTAGTTCACGCAATGAAGATGGATACACAAAACAAATTAACGGAATGTTTCAACGTCCTGGTTGACATCTGTGTCATCTACGGGTTTCATGGCTTAGCCGACAGTTCGGGGACAGTATCGCATTGGCAAGCGATCACTGTGGAGTTGGGAGGGAAATGGTGGAAAACAGTCAAATATAAACTGGCTGCATTCTACGCATTTCACAAGAACCAACATCCACTGCCCCCGAAGGAATTCGGCTTAACCGACAACCCCGGTCAATTGTGTGGGGGGAGAGTGGGACGTTTTATGTCCAACTTCCTCAAATCTCACACCCACGACGAATGGGAAACCTTCTTAGAGTCTGTCCTGAAGGCCGGGCGAGGCATGCCCCGAGTCGGAAAAGAAATTCTCCGACAAGAGGAAATTGCACTCGCCAAGCACCTCACGACTACACCCCAAGAGGAACACCATCGTCCGCTCCTCAGAGACTTTGTCGATATCACTGACGAAGTATCAAATAAGATTGCAATCACATTATCGGATTACACCCTGAGAGAGCAACTACAACGAACCGCTCGCGAAGTAATGCGCGGGGTAAAATATACTGATGACGACCGTTACAAACTGTTCTTCCCCAGCACCAACGCCAACTACATTAACAGTAGACGCCAGGCAGGGGCCGTAGGGGCCATACTCGATGACCCCACTCTTTTGGTTGGCCTTCGCCAGCCAGGTGGGTACTTACGTTACGGACACTCGCATGGTAACGAGGAAGAACAAGGACACTACGAACATCCCACGGATGACTCAAAGGCCTTACTACAAACGAACTTCATAAGGCTCTATGAACGAATACTGCACAAAGCTTATCACACCGAGCTACCTATCGCTGTCCCTGTTGCTCTACCGGAGTCATTGAAGATCCGTACAATCACTAAGGGGCCCCCGCTAACATACACCGCTCTTCGACCATTATGGAAGAAAATTCACAACACTCTACGAGAACAGAAACTATTCTGTCTCACGGGTGAAGTGATTAGCGAATTGAATGTTCACGAGGGGCTCGGGGCAAAACTACTACCCAACGAAGCTTACCTCTCTGGTGACTATAAAGATGCAACAAATAACCTCTACAGTAAATGCTCGACCATCGTCTTCGACGCTATATGCGACGAAATCGAAGTGACGCCAGATGAAAGGCGTCTTGGTCATCGTGCCTTAACAGAGCACATTATTGAGCATGAGAAAACTCGAGGAAAACAAAGGACAGGCCAGTTGATGGGCTCCATCATGTCATTCCCAATACTATGTATCGTCAACGCCACCATCGCAAGGTGGACCAAAGAAGCAGACACACTTCAAGTGTGGAGCCTCAAAAATCTACCTGCGTTGATAAACGGTGACGACCTTGTAATGAGAACGACCCTGAGGGGCTACAACATCTGGAAGCGCATAGCGGCGTTTACCGGCATGCGCGAGTCAGTGGGCAAGACGTATCTCAGTCGCGAATTCTTAAACATGAATTCGACCAACTTTACCGTCGGTAAAGAACATTGGATCAGCCGCGAAGAGGACGGAGATCCTCCTCTTCACACGGATGAGACACTGATCGATCGAAAGAAGTACGTCAAAACCCCATTCACCATGACTCGCTA